CAAATGGCTGATGCTGATCCATTTCAGTCGTTTGATCCGGCTTATTCAATCCAGCAGAACTGCCTGCACACGGAAGGGATTACCCCGACGAACCGCTCCGGGGTCTCATTCAACCTTGATTGCTATAGCCATGCGATCTTTGTTGTGCGCCAGTGGCCGCGCCGGACGTTCCCGGGGATTATTGCGGCATTAACAGGGATGGGTTTCCAGGAGTATTCGATCACTCTAAATATCTACCCAAAGCAGATCGATCGTGTGATCGAGAGCGAAGAGCGCAACATCCAACGTTTGCAGATGGATGCGGTTTCAGAACGGAAGCAATCGTTGGTGACCGATATGGTCGCCAAGCAGGAAAAAGTCACCGAACTCCAGCAGGGAAAAGTGATTCCGCTGAACTGTCTGTATGTGGTACGGCTCTGGCATCGGAACCCGGATTTACTCGCAGCCCGCTGCGCCTCCCTGAAAAATGCTTTCACTTCTATGGGAGGTGCAGTGGTACACCATGCCACGATCCCGGAAAACGCCCGACAACTCTTCTTCCAGACATGGCCGGGCTGGACATTTGGTCAATACCGAGCATTTGATTTGCCTGCGGAAGATTCTTACCTGGCGGATATGATTCCTTGGTCCGCAACGTTCACCGGGCATCTAGATGGAGCTGAAGCAATCTATAATGGCGCTCGCGGGAATCTAGTCGGGATCAAGACTAGGTTAGGGGGCACCCCGCAGCATGGTGTACTATTTGGGATGACAGGCGCCGGTAAATCTGTGATCGTCGCGGATCTCCTGGCCCAGATCGGGCATCGATTCGGATTCCGACTTATCGTCGAGGAAGGATTGTCGCATGGGGTTCTGACACAAACGCAGGGATGTGAACCGATTGTCGTTAATCCGAACGGTCAGCTGACTATCAATTACCTCGACACAACCGAGGTGCCGTTGTCGCCGATGCATTTGGCGTTTAGTGCAGGACTTTGTATGCTCTTTTGTGGCAACGAAGGTCTCGATGGCGAACGAAAAGCGCTGCGCCATGCGATGATCGTCGAGAATCTCCAGCAGCTTTACACGGACGTCTTCAACGATTGGATGGTTGCCAATGAAGAGGCTGCTGAAGAGTTACGTTGGCGGGCCGCCGCAGTGGATCGGTTTCTCAGGTTCCGCATGCGCGGATCACAGCGCAGTTTTCTTGAAGCGTTCACTCAGTTTCGGGATTGGGAAATGACAAACCCAGATGAAGCTTGTGAGTTCATCCGAGAACCAGGCGAGGATGTGGTCACAGAATTTGCGAAGAACCCAGCAACAGCTAACTATGTGCGCGATCTTGCGTTTGCCTATTTCAGGCCGGACCAATTCCCAACCCATAGCGCCTTGGTGGAACAGCTCCTTTACAATCCACGCGGTGGCGCGAAAGAACGAGAAGAAAGTGACCGAGTTGGAAAACTGTTGCGAAGCTGGAGTCGGGACGGTGAAAAGGGTCGATTGTTCGATGGCGTTAGTAATATTCGAATCGACGGCCGCGTCGCACATTTTGAGCTAGGCCAGATCCCAGAACATGCTTCGGAAATGCGTGCAGCTGCCAATTTCTTGGTTGCCAATTATGGTCGCCAAAAAATTATCTCAATGCCGCGTTCGGTGCCAAAGATTGCAATCTTTGAGGAAGCAGCTCGTACTCTGGATATCCCGGGTGGTGTTCGGATGATCCAGGAATACTATCGCCAGATGCGGAAGTTCGGGTGCAATATCCTGGCCGTGGTCCAGCAGTACGATATCATCAAGAATTCTCCGGTCCGCGGCGCCATGATCGGAAACTCGAAAATGTTTATGATCATGGCGCAGCAGAGTCGTGAAGATGCGCGCGAGATCGGTGAAGCACTCAGTCTTTCCGATAAGACAGTCGAAACCATCAATGCTTATCCATTGCCCGAACTCATGGATCCAAAAGAGCGTTTCAGCGCCTTTACCTATGTAGCGAACGATCAAGTGCGACGGCTCATCGGGACAGTCAAGAATGTGGCTTCTCGGGAGTTATTGTATGCGGCTTCAAGCGAAAACGAATCTTGTGCCAATCCAGTCAGACTGTATTAAGTTAAGTCCATGATAGACATAGACTTACAACCATTCTATCAGTTGTAAGACCCAGCAACTCACGGCTTGAGTTGCTATAAAGTTGCGCCAAAATCTGAAAATCGGCCTTTAGAGCCTGTTCCACAGATTGTTCCACACTACCCCTCTAAGGAATCTTTTTGATTTCCCCTCGGAAGGCGGTGCGGCGCGATCGTCCCCTCACCCCATATAGGACCCACCAACCTCAACGGTTACGGAACGGTCTTTTGAACGGTTTCTGAATGGTCTCGGAATGGTTTCGAACGGTTCAAAATTGACAACGTAACCATTCATTAGAAATGCCAGCACACAGTAAATTCGCTCATTCAATCCAGTGGTACGCACAATACTATGGAATTACCTTAGCGTTGGCTAAGAAACTCTCAGCTAAGGGAGTTAACTTTGATAACCCTGAGGTAATGCGAGTCCATATCGGGGAGCTTTCAAAGGGCACAGAGAGTGACAGCACCTCAAACTCCAACCCATTGGTATCGACTGAGGCGCTTGAGACTCAGGCGGGTATGAGCCCCGGTATCCACAGGCTACAGACCGACGAGGTGCGGCTCTATCTGATCTACCAGAAGGCGCAAGCCAGCGGCAGTATGGCGAAGGCTAAGGCGTGTCGCGAAGCCTGGCTCACGGTCTTCGAGCAACTCCGGAGGGTCGAGAGAATCAACCCAGAAGTTGAGAAGCTCAAAAGGGAATCGGTTTCGATCGAAGAAGTTGAGATCAGGCTTAGTAAACTACACGGCAAAATCCGGACGATGCTCGATGCGTTGCCTGACAGACTTACGCACAGATTAGTAGGCTTAGAGGCTAACGCTATTAGAGAGGAACTCTGTCAGGAGGTTAACGATATTTGCAGCCGGCTTGTGACGTGGGAGGAATTACAGAGGGGTGGATAGGTTTCAAGAGATACTGAACAGGGTCATTTCACGCTCCTATCAGCCTCGCAAGAAGATGAAGGTCTGGGAGTGGATCGACCAGAACTGCGAGTTACCCTCCGAGAGCGGAGCTAAGCTCAAAGGGAAATTTCGGACCGGTATAACGCCGTACACACGTGGGATCTACGAGGCCTATGGAGATCCTGCTATTCGGTTTATAACGCTGGTAAAAAGCGCCCAGGTTGGCGGGACAACGATTCTCAAGAACTTGATGATGTGGGATATTGAGAACAAGCCGGGACCCGGGCTGTACGTCACAGCGAACGAGAAGATGGCCAAGCGGTTCAATGATCGCGAGCTTGAGCCGCACTTCCAGTATTGCGCCGTTGTGGAGCAATTAGCGGTCAGGAAACGTGGACTGTGGGCGAAGTTAGAGAAGCTATTCAAGAACGGGGCAACGGTGGGTCTCATAGGTTCCAACTCGCCCTCTAATCTGGCATCTCGTCCGGTGGAAACTCTCAAGATGGACGAGGTAGATAAATGGCCGGAAGAATCCAACAAGGAAGCCCCGGCTGACCAGTTAGCGGAGGCTAGGACCAAGACCTACGAAGACACGAGGAAGGTCTTTACTATTTCGACCCCAACGGTTGAGAGCGGCGCTATTTGGCAACGCTATTTAAGGGGTTCTCAGGAGAAGTTCCACGTTCCGTGTCCGCACTGTGATTTTTGGCAGGAACTTCATTTCAAATACGCACAGGGTGAGGGCGAACTTTGGTATCCGGAAGTCTGTCGACGCGATGACGGGACGTGGGACCTGGATCGGGTGCAACGTGAAGCGCTGTATCGGTGCGCTAAGTGCGATGAACCAATACACAACGACAAAAAACGAGCTATGACGCTTGTCGGTAAGTGGGTGAAGACTAACCCGAATGCACCTTCGGACCACCGTTCATTCCACGTCAGCGCGCTTTATTCACCGTTTGAAACCTGGGGAGGTATTGCGAAGGTCTACCTACAATCCGAGAGCGCAACAGGCAAGCTGCACGATTTCTGGAACAACTACCTAGGTCTGCCTTGGCAGAGGCAAGCGACGATCGTTAAGCGCAGTGTGATCAAGGAAATCGTAGAGATCTCACCGACCTACAGACGCGGGGAGCTACCTATTCAACCGCTCGTCATCTCCATGACAGTTGATGTTCAACAAACAAATTTTTGGTGGGTAGTTAGGGCCTGGGACAAGAAAGGCGTAAGCTACCTGATCGACTTCGGTTCAGCTATTTCTTACGAAGATCTAGGCGAGATTTCGCGTAGAGAGTATAAATTTGAGGGAAAGAAATACGATGTTCTCAAAGTCATGATCGACGCTGGATACACGGCTAGACGTAGGGCGGGTGTCTACGAATGGTGTCTAATGTCAGGAGGAAGATGTTTTCCTTCCAAAGGTTCGTCAAAAAAAGATGGGATACTCCACTCGATTCGAGAGACTAGGGTCACTCACAAAGGGAGCGAGTTTCTCCTGACACAATACGATGATGATGTCTACAAGGAGGAGCTCTACCGCCGTAGAATCAAGGAACGCGCGGGCCCAGGTTGGTACCTCCCAGTTAACATAACAAACGAGTACATCGACCAACTCACAGCCGAGAGGTTAGTTGAGCGAACCTCCCCGCGTGGTGGAATCGAATTCGTCTGGGAAAGTTCGAGGGACAACCACCTAGGAGACTGTGAGAAAATGCAGTTAGTGTTCTGGGATTTAGTTGCTCCGCACGTCAGACTTGAAGAGCCAGAAGACGAACAGGATGAGCGCGTAGAGCCATCACTCAAAGTTGACATTCCACCCTCTGAGTGGAGTTAAGAGTCAAAGCGCTAGTTTGGTATGCCGAGCGGCAGAACCCAGAAGACCCGATCTCCTTTCTGAAAGACATCCTTTTCGGGATGATCGACGAAGTGCAGATGGCAGGGAAGATCACTTCTGTTTCTGAAGGAGGTCGGTCAACACAGTTCACGTTCTACCGAGGCGAACATCCTGGTGAGTTGATCGTATGTGCCATCAACTATCTGGAAACTATCAAAGCGACTGGGATTGAACCTAGCAAGATCCACACTACGGACTTCAGACAAATCCGATTGTAACTAACCAACTATGCGACCAATTAAGAGATTTAGAAGCTGGATTAACAGATGGTGGGGCGGTAATGGCGCTTACGCCGGCGCGCAGAATAGTCCGGCGCGATCTAACGTGCCCGATTTCAGTACTGAGGGAAAGCGGATTCTATCCCCAGAGTCCAGATACCAGTTAGCGAAAAAGTCCAACTGGTTGCATGGTACCTCTGGTTTGTTCAGGGCGTTAGACAACAAACCATCGCGTTACGCTGTAGGCATAGGAATCACACCCAGTACCGCGACTGAGGACCTAGAATGGAACGAACTGGCCGACAAATGGTTCAAGCGGATGGCTACAACCGAGATTTGGGATGTTACTCGCCAAAGGAATTTTTGGTCGATGCAGGTAGCGATTGTGCAACACATGCTGCGAGACGGTGAATGTTTCGTGGTCCTGATCAATGACGGTAAACGCCAGAGATATCAGTTAGTCGAGTCGGCTAAAGTTGGGTATAACCCCAACGGGTCAATCATTAGTGATCCGGATATAGTCGATGGGATTAAGTATGATGAATACGGAGCACCGCTTAAATACTACTTCAAGGAGCCGGGAAACACCTTCCGCGAGGTAGATGCTGAAAATGTCCTACACATTTACGATTCCGAGAGAGCAAGATTAGGACGAGGACTTCCATGGGTCTACCACGGAGTTAATCAGGGCATCGATATAGTTGATCTGCTCGCCCTTGAAAGGAATGCGTCGAAAATTCATGCAGCATTTGCCGCTGCCATGAAGAGGAAAGCGGGCGCATTCGGAAATTCAAATATCAGTCCAAAAGACATCGCTGGTCACAGGGAGATAAGGAATCCCAATCTAGAAAAGGCGTTCGGCGGTCATACTATCTACCTAGAACCGGACGAGGAGGTAAACCTACTCCAAAGCAATAGACCTAACACAGATCTGATCAAGCTCCTCGAATACCTAGGCAGGGATGCGATTGTTGGAGCGGGCCTCAGTCCAGAATTCATTTGGGATATGTCGGAGATGGGTGGAGCTAACACACGCTACATCCTAGCGGACGTAGAGATCCTATTAAAAGTTATCCGGAGAATAGTAATCGAAAAATTCTGCATTCACTTCAGAAGGTTAGTTCTGGCGGGAGCGATGGACCGAGGTGAGTTGCCGATGTGCAAAGATCCCAACTTTGATAGCGCCACGTGGCAAACCCCACCTTCCCTGACTGTCGATCGAGGCAGAGACGGAAAACTGAACATCGAACTTGTCAGGAACGGAATGATGTCCCTGAACCAATACTGGTCCGAGCAGGGCTACGATCCGCGCAAGATGCGTGATCAGTGCATCAGGGAGATCGCTGAAGACAAGGCCAAATGTGAAGAGTTAGGTGTCCCCTACGAGCTCTACGGACCCCCTACAATGCGTCTAGACCCTATCCAAGCCCAGGAGGAACGAGACGCTGAGGGCACCCCAAGAGGGAAAAAACTTGACCCTGAGGAGGAGGAATCCGCCGAATCAGATGGTGACGACGTTGACAACTGACCAGAGTTAGAATGCGACGAATTTTAGAACAGGTCTACGGTCGTCCGTGGTTTTCAGACGTTGGTACGTTTAGGTCAGTCGATTAGGTAGTTCAACGGAAGCTGAAAGACCCTGAGAGTAGGCTCAATATTTTAGATGCTGTAGTTAGCCGGAAGGAATTCTCCGGTCTGGATGAGAATGGGATCGCCACTATCGATATTTACGGTGTCACCGGAAAGCGCCTCAGCTCGGTTGAGAAATCGTGCGGCGCTTGCGATTACAATGACCTTGAGGCCGAAATCGGTTTAGCCCTAGAATCTGGCGCGAGAGTCTTCCTGTTCACTGTCGATTCAGGCGGTGGCGCAGCTATCGGCTGCGCCGAAGTGGCTAACCTAATTTCCGATCTCCAGGTTCCCACAGCCGCTTTCGTCGACGGTGTTTGCGCCTCTGCGGCCTACTACATGGCAAGCGGGGCTGACTACATAGTTTGCACAAACTCTGCGCTAATTGGGTCAATCGGGGTCATCGCCCCATGGGTAGACGAATCCATGATGTATTCGTTGATCGGACTGAAATTCGATCCCATCACCAACGAAGGTGCGGATCTCAAATCGACTGGGCATAGTCCATCTCTCACACCCACACAACGTGAGTACCTACAGGGTCAGGTGAACGACCTTGCGAGGGAGTTTAAAGAATTTGTAGCGGCGCATCGTCCCGCCAGTCTCAGCCAAGAAGTGTGGCGGGCTGGGGCCTATCACGGTTCACGGGCGGTGGCTCTCGGTCTAGCAGACAGGATCGGAACTCTCGATGATGCCCACCAAATTCTGCAACTATCAATCCAGATGAATGACGAAATGAACACACCCCAAGTTGACAACAAACAAATGAGTATGGAACAAAAAGAATTAGAAACTCAAACTAGTGTTGGGTCTCAGACGCAAGCTGCTCCCGATGTACAAGCGGCTCTCACCCAACTAAGCGCAGACATCAAATCGATGACTAGCTCTGCGGCTCCTCTAGCCGCACTTGAAGCTAAGGTTGAGGCATTAACAGCAGAGCTAGCGAAAGTTAAAGAGTATAGCGAGGCAGTTAATCAACGCTATGTCGCTCTAGAGGCCTCGCGTGGCACCCCTGTGGGGGTTAAGGTCGACCATAAAGAGGGGCTTGATAAGAATTCGGCTGCCCGCCAGCGAGTCAACGAGACTATTGCGGCTATCAAGGCGAGTCGTGATATATCCACCTAATTTGACATTTAATTATTAACTAATAGGTGAATTAAAATGTTTAATCAATATCCAACATTAATTGATATCGCAGCTCTGGACGCTGGGATTGGTAGCCCGGTGGTCAATGAGGCCATAATCCAATTCGAGGAACTAAAGAGATTCCCCATAGTTAGAATGAAGGGGACTTCGATAAAACTAACCGTCAGGGATGAATCGCCGAGATCCAGATTTCGTGATGCGAACGAAGGTACGCCTCGTGTGGCCGCTAAATTTAAGACCAGGTTATTCGACACTGCTTTTATAGACCATCAGGTAGCGATCGATATCGCCGTTCTCTATAGTTCGGAGGATGTAGCTCGGACTCTGGAAGAAGAATCGGTACCTCATATGGAGTCTGTCATGGCTAATATCGCACGACAGATCTGGTATGGTAAGGGCATCAACGACCCTAAAGGTTTCGTTGGTTTAGGCGAACAATACGCTGCTGACAGCATGCATGAGATTAACCTCGGTCAAACCGAAGACACAACTTCTGTTTGGTTTGTTAACTTGGGTCCCAAAAGACTACAGTTGGTTTTTGGGGAGCCAGCCCTTTCTCAACGCGATTGGCGCAATGAGACTGCCCTTGACCCGAAAGGCAATCCGTACGATGCGCTCACAAGCTCGATCACCGGCAGGGTTGGTCTTAAGCTCGAAAACAAGCATACGGCCATGCGGATTAAGGGCATCGGCAATCAGGAGTTAATCAAAGGTGGCCTGAACGGCTACACTGAGGGAGGACTGAGTGACAGGCCTCTATTCACAATCCTGAAGATGTTCTCTGAAGTCAATGGAGTCAGGCCCAACGCGATCTTTATGAATCCAAGGAGCCTTGAACAGCTCCGCGCGAGCCGTGTCCCAGTTAATGCAACTGGTGATCCAGTCCCCCTGCCGGACAGGTTTGCCGGCATCCCGATCTTCGAGACAATCAACATAATTAATGGTGAGGAGAAGCTTGAGGGAGGAAATCAACCAATTGATGAAGAAAAACCTAAAGGTGCTCAACTTAAGAAAGGAGCAATAAATGCCTAATTTACATAGACAATTCAGGGATGCGCTGCTGAGCGTTTCGGTAGCGATCCCCAGTGAAGGTGAGAGCGTCGCGTCTAACGTGATCATCTTGCACGAAGGTAGGAAAGCTCAAGGTCAGGAAGTGTTGGTTGAATTCCCAGCACTGCTTAACCTGGCTAGTGGAAAACGAATCCAGGTTTGGTTGCAGCACTCTGACACGGGCCAAGATTCCGTAGCTAGTATAGCTTTACCAGGTAAACCACCAGGAGGGATTAACCCTCCCGATGAATTGCCATCGAAACCACCCAAGCGAGATCCTAAGCCCGATCCGAAAACTCCTAAAGAGCCGGACGTTCCGGAGAAAGATCCTCAGCAGCCTGAAGATCCTGAGGATGGTTCTGACAGCACATCCACTTGGGAACGCGCCCTGAATGTTGGGTTGGCTGTAGTGACTGGACCACAGTTAGTGGCCACAGCACAGTATCTAGCTGTGCCGGTTGAGATTAAGAAATTCATCCGCGCAGTTATCAGCGTTGACAAAGACGCCAGAGATAACACAGGGTTGGTTACTGTTTCTTTGGTTTTTTAGAATTTATCTGCCGTTCCGTGGATAAACATGCCGACCCCTGACTGGCGTTGACGGCTAGTCGGGGGTTGTTATTTAGAGTCATGAGTCTCTTCGACCAAAAAATGAAGTCCGGCTTCTTCAAGCTGCGCGATGTAGCCGGAGAGACTAGAGAGTTTGCGGTTGCGGATGGCGCGGATGGCAGACGGATATTCACCGCACACGTCATTTGGGCTCAAGACACAATGAAGCGGGACTCTGTTGCTAATGCCCACGGAGTCTATTTTGCGGATGTCTATTGTACATTCAATCAGTGCGATCTACCCGGAATCACAACCGCTCTCGAATACATAGAGAGTCCAAGAGACGTCAAGTACATAATTGTCGATGTAACAGTTGGTAGTGGTTTGATCACGTTAGCCTTACAGAAAAATACTATAACCGGAACTAGATAAAGATGATAATTATCGACACTAAAGACCTTGAGAGAGCATACGACGAACTTAAGGAGATCCCAGGCGGAGCCACTACAGCCATCAAGCGAGCGATTAACCACGGCGTTAGGAAGTCTAAGACCCTTATAGATAGCCACATCAGGAAGATCTACAACCTCCAGAAGAAGACAGTGTTTGAAGCACTGAAGGGAGGCGAGAGATGGGCGACTGACACAAACCTAACTGGCGGTATCATATCCAGTGCTCCGCATATTCCTTGGAACAAATTCAAATTGTTACCAAAGAGCCCTTTTACAAAGAACAAGAAGGGTGAGGAGAGATTTGCTCAACAGGGTAGATCGGTCACGAAAAGGAAAGCTGTATCAGTCAAGCTCTACAAAAACCAGCCGCCGCGAGAATATGGGCGCGGTATTTTCATCGCCAGGACTAAGAAAAATGCATGGATCAACGCCTTCATGAGGGCAGATAAAAAAGGGCAACGTAACGAACCCCCAAGCAAAAGTTACCCTATCAAGAGTATGTCGACTATCGGGGTCTCAGAGATGATGACGTCCCATAAGGTCATACCAGCCATCCAAAAAGAGGTACACGAAGCGACCATCAAAGAGTTAGTTGAGAATATTAA